TGGGACGCAAACCAACTGGAGGACTGGGGACTCGATGTGTGGACCCCTGAAGAAGAGACCGAGGTTCGCGAAAAGGACACGGAGGACCAGAAGTGGAAACTAGGAGAACACACCCTCCAAGTAAAGGAACACGCACTACCAGAAAACACCACACAAATAGCGGTAGTCATTCAAGCGTGGGAGAACTTCACAGGAAAGAAGGCTGAACTCGTTAGTTAACTATGAACTCGACAATTTCGGCGCCTAAAAAGGTCGCCATGTTGGAAGCCCTCGAGAAGTCTTTGGGTATCGTTTCGACAGCAGCGAAGGCCGCGAATGTAGACCGACAGAGCCACTACAACTGGATGAAAGACGACCCCGCCTACAAAGCGGCGGTAGAATCCATCCAAGAAAGCGTAATCGACTTCGCAGAGTCGCACCTATACAAACTCGTGAAAGAGGGGAACCCCGCCGCGACTATCTTCTACCTGAAGACCAAAGGAAAGAAGCGGGGATATATCGAGCGACAGGAAATCGAGGTAACGGAACGCTCGCCCCTTTCATGGCTTAACGGCGAAGGCCTTTGAAACTCGCGAAGACGTACTACGACGTACGCAACTGCAAGACCCGGATACAGGTACACCAAGGAGGTACCCGTTCGGGCAAAACGTATTCTATCCTCCTTTCGCTGGTCGAGTTCTGTTACAGGAACCCAAACGGCGGGGCGGTACTCACCATTTGCCGAAAGACCTTCCCGGCCCTCCGTGCTTCCGTTATGCGGGACTTCTTTGAGGTTCTAAAGCGCGAAGGAATCTATACCGAGGTAAACCACAACAAAAGCGACGCCACCTATATCCTCGAGGGGAACCTGATAGAATTTATCAGTATCGACCAGCCCCAGAAGATACGCGGACGCAAGCGTGACGTACTTTTCATAAACGAGGCGAACGAACTAAACCTCGAAGACTTCAGGCAGTTACTTATCCGAACCACGGGTAAGGTACTTTTGGACTACAACCCGTCCGACGAATTCCACTGGATATACGACCACGTAATACCTCGAGAAGATGCCACGTTCTTTCAGTCGACGTTCCGAGATAACCCCTTCCTTGAACCGTCCCTCGTTACCGAGATTGAACGGCTACAAGTGGCCGACCCCAACTACTGGAGAATCTACGGACTCGGAGAGCGGGGACAATCCCGAACCACCATCCTCACCCACTGGAGCCAAACCGAAACCATAGACCCACGATTTAAGCTGGTAGCCTACGGACTCGACTTCGGATACACGAACGACCCGACGGCGTGCGTGGCTGTCTATTCGGACGGGGAGGCGTTCCTGCTCGATGAGGTACTATACCAGAACGGCCTTTCGAATAGGCAGATATTCCAACTTCTCGAATCGGAGGTAGGGAAGAATACGGTAATCGCAGACAGCGCCGAACCGAAATCTATCGACGAACTACACGGCTACGGGATGAACGTACACCCAGCGCGGAAGGGTCCCGATTCCGTACGTGCGGGAATCCAGTTCTTCCACTCGAAGCCTTTGGCCGTTACGTCCCGTTCGCTGAACCTGATAAAGGAACTACGGAACTACAAGTGGAAGGAGGACAAAAACGGGAAGAACCTCAACGAACCGGTAGACGCGTTTAACCACGCCATAGACGCGGCTAGGTATGCGGCTATGTTCAACCAGAGCAACCCGAACTACGGGAGGTACCGCATAGGGTGAAAAAAAGTTAGGGAAAAGTTTGGAAGGTTAGAAGTGGTATCCTATCTTTGCTTCATCAAACAAACGGAAAACATGACCTTTTCAAACCTCCCCTTCGGCACGACAGTCCTTTACAACGACGCTTGCAACGTTGACTACCGTTTAACCGTTATCGGTCAAACCTCCGACCAGTTCGGAACATGGGTTGAAGTTCTCACCGAAACCGGGTACATCGAGAACATGAGCGGAAGGACAGAGGTAGACGGAATCCGGTACACAATCGCCTAAACGAAGCGAAGGCCCTCCGGGGCCTTTTTTTATGCCCTAACTTTGAGGAAATCACTTCTTCCCGTTATTTCCTCGATGCGTTACCCTACCAACTGGAGCCAGCTAACCCTAGGGCAGTTACAGGTCCTCTGCACGAAGTCTACCGACCTCCAAAAGGTTTGTGCTGTTTGCGATATTTCGGAACAGGAAGCCCGCACTATTCCGATGGGCGACATCTACGAAATACTAAACCGCGTAAACCACATTCCCGAAGAAGCGCGGCACGAACCTATCATAACCCTCGAAGGGAAGAAGTACGGATTTATTAAAGACTGGGACGAGTTCACCACGGGAGAATGGATAGACTGCGAAAGCTATCAAGAGGATTTCTGGGCAAACGCGCACCGCATCATGGCCGTCCTGTATCGGCCTATGAAATACCACGTAGGCAAAGAATACAAGCTGAAGGCATACACCGCCAAAGAAGACGCGGAGCCGTTTAAGAAGATGCCCGCCGACCTCTTTTCGGGTGCCCTGCTTTTTTTTTGGAATACAAGAATCGTACGTCTACAGACTTTGCAAGCGTCTTTACTGGAGGCGGGGGAAGCGGTTCTGCACTCGCAGACAAGTGGGGCTGGTACCCGGTCCTCTACCAACTTTCGGGAGAGAGTTTCCTCCGTATGGAAGAAGTTACGCAAAAGCCGATTAACGTCACCCTCCAACACCTCGCCTTCTTAAAAGACCTTGCGCACGAGTTAAAGCAAAGACGGTAAACATCTTTAAGGCCCAAAACACCCCGTAATGATTACTCTAAACACCATTATAAAGCGGTTCGAAGACTTCGCAGATAACCACTTCTTTATCCGGTCCTTTTCGTTTGGGTCGCCGGAAGACGTGGACCTACAGAAGTTCGATTCGTATCCGCTTATGCACGTAGTCTATACGGGGGCTACGTACGAGGACACCACGAAAACGCTGGACTTCGAGGTATATATCTTCGACCTCCCCAGCCACTACGAATCGAAGACAGAGCGGCAAAAAGAAATAGTAAGCGACGCGGAACAATGCGCGGAGGATATCCTCGCAGACATCGCGAACGGGGGTAATATCTTCATCTTCTCGGAGGATTACGAGGTGGTAAACGCCACGGTTACCCCTCTGCAAGAAGCCGGGTCGAACGTCCTTGCAGGGGTCCTTCTGGAACTGGGAATCCAACTCCCGTACGACCGTAGCGCGTGCGACGCTCCTATAGACGGGGTACAACCTGAAGGGGGCGGGTTCGTCTACGCACGTAGGGGCCTTCTGCGGATGCTCACGCAGGACGGGACCGTGGACGTCCTTTCGGTAAATACTATCAAAGTAGCGAACGGCACCCTCACGGACGAAGGAAACGGGGTAGTTAGTTTAACGACTGGAGGCGGCGGTTCGCTCGACGACCTTACCGACGTAACAATTACGGACCCTCTCGACCACGACGCGCTCGTATACGACGAAGTTTCTGCGGAGTGGATTAACGGAGCACCTCGCGCCCTCGATATGGCCGTATACAACGGTTCAGGGTCTGTAATTGCGAAGGGGAAACTACTCAAGGCCATAGGCAGCCACGGGGACAAAGTATCGGTAGGTCTGTTCGATTTAGACGTAGATAGCCCGATGTATCTGGTAGGGCTTGCGGAGGACCAGTTAGCTATCGGAGGCACAGGTTACGCACGTACGTATGGGGAACTTCGGGGAATCAATACTGACGCCTACGCCATAGGAACGATTCTATACGCTTCCGGGACGGCGGGCGAACTCTCGAGCACGGCGGGCATTCCGGCTATCCCGGTAGCAACGGTTACACGGTCACAACAAAATACCGGACGCCTATACGTACGGACGTGGACACCCGGAAACGAAGAGCCAGCATTTAGCACGTTTGCAGTATCGGGACAATCGGACGTTGTAGCAAATGATACGCGGGCAACCGTTACCCTTGTTTCAGGAACGGGGGTAAATATCACCACTAACGCGGGGGCGGATAGCATCACGATAAACAGCACGATTAACTCATTTAGTAATATCGCCGTATCGGGACAATCGAATGTGATAGCGGACAGCGCGGGGGATACCCTCACGCTGGTCGCAGCCGGGGGGATGACTATTACTACCGCAAGCGGAACTGATACTATAACCTTTGACAGCGCACGGCTCGATGACGATGACGTGACATTGAGCGGGACCCGGACCATTGACCTAAACGGAGAGGAGTTTATATTTACATCCGGAGTTGCCAACGTAATTGAAATTAGCGGAGGCTCGGCGGTTTTGCCGAGCACCACAATCCGTTCCACTGACGGGGCCGTGGCCTCCGCTATTAGTTTGTTTGAGGCTCCAAATAACGGAGGGGCTTATATCACTTTACAGGCACCCGCACAGCTAACCGCCAGCACGACATTCACCCTTCCTTCAGCCGACGGGACCAACGCGCAGGTACTACAGACCAACGGCTCTGGAACGCTTTCGTTTGCTTCTTTGCCATCGGCACCTAACACCTTCGGGACTATCGCAGTTTCGGGACAGAGTAACGTGGTCGCAGACAGCAGCACGGACACCCTGACCCTCGTAGCAGGAACGAACGTAACCATAACGACCGACGCAGGTACGGACAGTATCACGATAGCAGCGACGGGCGGAGGTTCAACCAGTCCGGCGGGTAGTAACGGACAGATTCAGTACAACGCTTCCGGCTCGTTTGGGGCGGAGGCGGCTCTCTTTTACGACGCAACGAATAACCGCCTTTCGGTAGGTGGAGACACGACACCAGCAGGAACTATCACAAGCAGGGGAGCGGGCACGACTACCGACACAACTTTCTTGTGCGAAGACAGCGGAGGTGCAGCGCGGTTTACGGTGTATGACCGTGGCACGATGTTTACAAACGAACGCAGCGACGTAGCTGCAAACGTTCACAGCTTTGTATTCAACGCCACGAAAGACCAGTATTGGCGGCCGACTATCGCATTTAAAAACACGTCTTTTACTTCTGCTATCGCGGCGTGGTTAGGTGACACGAATACCTTGGGATATTTTGGCACCCTTGGGGGTACGGCAGCCATTGGGGGTCTTGGACTGTACGGCGCGTGCGCGACTACGGCCTCCCTTTCGGCATGGCAAATGCAAGGCTTTCACGGAAGCACCGCGCCCACAGCGGCAATCATTCGCTTTGTTGGAACAAAATACGCAGGCAGCGGCTCTGGCAGTGCAATGCTGGCCGGACTTGCAGACGCAGAGCCTATCATTCATGTCGTCAACAGCGGAACTAATACGGGCGCATTAACGCGTGTTGCTATACTTGGCTCTGGGGCGATGGGACTTCGCAACACCGCGCCCACGTCATCGACTTCGCTGACCGTACGAGGTCACGGAACGACAACGGGAACCAGCCTACTGGTAGAAAACAGCGGCGGCACCGCCCGCTTCACCGTACTGGATAACGGCGCGTTCGCATTCGCAGGAGGCACCGTAACGGCAGCGCAGACGGGATACACGACCTTTACAAACCTGACTACCGACCGCACCTGTGACGCCAACGCTACGACGGTGGAGGAACTTGCGGACATCCTTGGCACGCTCATCGTAGATCTTAAAACGAAAGGAATCATAGCTACCTAATGGCACTTCAAAAAACAATCCCTACCCCCTACGGGGTGGACCTGACCTACTGGAAGGTCACGCGGCTCAACATTGACTGGCTGAACCAAATTGGCGAGGTCTTTCTTGGAGGCTGGCCGAACCAGCAGGCACGACTGAACGGTGTACAAGCGCTGGAATACAAGACGCAGGTATTCCGCCATGACGACTGGCCGTTCACGGCTGACGGCTACAACATTACCGAAGCATACGAGCGGCTTAAGCTGCCTATTATGGAACACGTAGGGCAGGGCGAAATGCACGACAACAACCCCTTCACCGGAGCGACCGACGTCTACGAGC